GTGAGACTATATATATACAAGATACACTATACTGCGACTCACTTGGTAATATTATTTCAAAGCTTGGAGATAAACTAAGAGATAAGGACGGAAAGATAATTACGCTAGAGACAAGCTTAAGGAATAATATTTATACTTCTGAGGCTAAGGTGCATACTATTTATAAGACTATAAAGGGCAATGACATTATCAAAACTAAGATTATAACTAAGACACTTAAGCCAGAGAGAATAAAATTTATACCATGGTGGGTGAATTTTTTAGCTGTGCTTGGTGGGATTGTATTCATTATATTATTAGTGTATATAGTAATAAAAATTATTAAAAAAACATTAATACCTATCTAATGAGAATGCAACTAGCTATACTGTTAACGACAATACAGAAATCAATCGTACAATTATTAACGGTAGTTGGTGCATTTTTCCTTCCCATATCTGGGATCTTATTTTTAATTGGTTTCGCTATAATAGTAGATACGCTAACAGGTATTTGGAAGGCTAAGAAGTTAAAGATAGCGATTACATCCAGGAAACTTTCAGCTATCATCTCTAAGCTAATGTTGTATGAGGTGGCTGTAATTGGGTTTTATCTTATAGATTATTGGATTCTCAATGATATAATTATGAAATTCTTTTCTATACCATTAATGCTTACAAAGATTCTATCGCTAGTTCTAGTAAGCATCGAGTGCATTTCCATATCGGAGAATTATAAAGCTGTGAAGGGCATCGACATATGGTCAAGTTTTAAGAATTTACTACAAAGATCTAAAGAAATTAAACAAGACATAGATGGAGTTAGATATAGAAAAGATAGTTCAGAGTCGTCTATCTGACGATCAGTACTTTCAGGACATTCACAAAAAAAAACAAATCTACTTGCATCACACGGCTGGTGGTGGGAATGCAGTTGCAGTTGCAAAATACTTCCAACAGAAGGAGGGTCGTGTAGCTACTGCATTTGTTATTGGTGATAAGGGCGCAATAGTGCAGTTATTCTCATCAAAGCATTGGGCATACCACCTTGGCTTGAAGCCTGAAGTTTTTGCAGAAAATGGCGTAGATTATAGAAGCTTAGACAAAATTTCAATCGGTATAGAGATCTGTAATTATGGACCACTGACTAAAAGAAATGGGTACTACTATAACTATGTAGGTGGAAAGGTAGATTACACACAGGTAACTATTTTAAGTAAGAAGTACAAAGGCCACATGTATTGGCAAAAGTATACAGACGAGCAGATTGAATCTACAAGACAGCTTCTGGTTTACTTGTGTGATACTTATGGTATATCGAAAGAGTATAACGAATCTATTTTTGATATTGATAAGCGTGCACTAAATAGTGAGAATGGTATATTTACACATAACTCAGTTCGCCACGACAAGAGTGATATTTACCCTTGTCCTAGGATGATCGAAATGCTTAAAAATTTATGAAAATAATAAGTCATTGGCCAAAAATTTCTTTTGGACTAGTTTATTTTAAATTAGTATTGGGGCCTATTAGGTTTTTATCTTTGGATATAGACTTGTATAGGAAATTTTATTCATTTACTTTTCTTAACTTTACAGTTAGAAACAGATGAAGAAACAATCAGAGGTAAGGACAATGGTGAAAAGGTTTATTAGTAGACCTGGGATTCACGCTAAAACAAAAACATCTAAGATGAAGTCATCTAAGAACTATAAGAAACAATATAAAGGTCAAGGAAAATGAAAGTACAAAACTATAACATAGTTGCTCCAAGTATAAATGATACTGTTTTTGGTACAGCAAATGGCGACACGGCAAATTTTAATGTTCAAAGTCTTTTAGCGTTAAATTCAGTTCCATTGATAAACTCTACTCCAACATTAATTGCGGCTACTATATCGAGCACAAACACATACTTTACAGGTGCTACTGTTGGAGTTGCTTTTGCAATAACAATGCCCACGGCTAGCTCATCAATCAACGGTGCTAAGTACGTTATTATGTCTACGGTTACACGTCCAGCTACAACATGGATCACTCCTGGAGCAACAGCGATACTAGGTGCACCAGCTACACTAACGGCAAATACACCTATTTGTTTTCAGTACGACAATGCTACTACTACGTGGTATATATCTATGTAACGAATTTTTACTATATTTGTAACAAATTAAATTAAATAAAATGGAAGATAAAAAAATCTCAGACGAAGAGTTAGATAAACTTAGGTCTTTAAATCAGTCTTACAAAGACTTAAAATTTCAAATAGCTGACATCGAGGTAACATTCTCTCGGTTAAAAAGTCAGAAAATCTCTACTATCGCCAATCTAGAAACATCTGCGTATGATCTTTCATCTTTTCAGGATGAGCTGATTGCAAAGTACGGTGCAGACATCAAGATTAATCTTCAAACAGGTGAATATAATTAGAAAAATATCTATAGGTCCAGACTATATGAAGTGCATGCACTACGTAGTTGGACAAGAGGTCTTAGATAGAACGTATAGAATTGATTCTATACTATCAGAAAAAGACGGCTCTATATGTATATGGATAATTAAGGATGGAGAGATAATAAAGTGGAAGCAGTTCTCCAATACAATGCCAATTTCAATAGAATTTAAAATTGATTTTTAATGAAGTCACCCTACTGTTTTATCATCAAGCCATTTGATGGGAGACGGTATGACAACTTAAGGACGTATGGTGACATAAGCTTCATCATAAGCTCTTCTCAAGACGATCATACTGTGTCTAATAGATTCGCTATAGTTGAGTCTGTTCCTATATACTATGACGGACCTGTACTACCAGGAGACTTAGTGGTCGTTCACCATAACGTTTTCAAGTTTTACCATGACATGAAGGGCAGACAAAAGTCTAGCTGGCATCACCTTATTGATGACTATTTCATTATTGAGCCTGAACAGATGTACTTATATAAGAGGGGTACTGAAGACTGGAAGGCTACGCCACCATTTTTATTTGTAAAGCCAATAGACTCTGAGGATAAGATGTTTACTAGCCTAGGCAGGTTTGAAGAGCTTTGGGGAGAGATAGTATACAAGAACGATGACTTCACTTCGGCAGAGGTTGGTGACGTGGTGTCATTCACACCAGAGAGCGAGTACGAGTTCAATATAGATGGAGAGGTGTTATATAGGATGTATAATAAGAACATATGTCTAAAAAAATAGAGATACTAGAGGCTGGTAAGGCGGCAATTGATGAGCTTATTAAGGTGCTTAAGTCTCCTATAATAACTCACGCTGAGGACGATCTATCGGCTGATAAGTTGAAGAATGCTGCTGCATCAAAGAGGCTTGCATTTGAGGATGCATTGTCTATGCTATATAAGATAGAGGAGGAGGAGAACAGAGAGAATGACGTTCCAGTGAAGGACATAAGTATGCAGGGTTTTGCCGAGGGAAGGGCTAAGATAAAGAATGGAAAATAGACTATATAGTGTAATCACAGACTACATTCCAAAGGGTGTAGTATCTACAAAGAACAAGTTTAAGACTTGGGACTATGGATACAATAGTGACTACGATGTAATAGTTATATCTAAGGATGGAACCATAGGTGAAATATACGAAGTAAATAGTATAAAGATTGCTTTACCACCAGCACCAGCAGAGGTTGATAACACAAACAATAGATGGTCTCCACATGAGTACGACAAGGACTTATTGAGGATAAAGACAATATTTGACTGGAACAGGAGAGACAATAAATTCAAGTCTCAGTACATAGACTATATAGAGAGAGAGTTTGACAGACGTGACTCTGGTTATTGGTTTATGAATAACAATAATAAGACATATGTAACGGGTACACACTACATGTACCTACAGTGGACCAAGATAGATGTAGGTCTTCCAGACTTTCGTGAATCAAATAGAATATTTTATATATATTGGGAGGCTTGCAAGGCTGACAATAGGGCGTTTGGTATATGCTACCTAAAGAACAGACGATCTGGATTTTCATTTATGTCATCTGGAGAGGTATGCAATACTG